GCATAATTATAAACAAGTATCTTATCAGGGACACCATCATTGCTATCATTTGATACAAATGACCACATAACTATTTGATTGTTAGGGTCTATAGCTGATGTAACTTTATTTACATAAGTATTATCAAAATTATCATAAAACCAATTATCAACTTTCTCAGCACCTATCGGTATTGATCGGCTGCCATCAAACATGAAGAAACCATTTTGTGATATATAGAAAATAGCATTAGTACCAATAGCAACTATACTTCCCGGTATCTCACACCCTTGTGTAGTTTCGACACGTTCGATCGAGAATATGATTGGTGAACCAACATACTCAAGTCTTGATATGCCACGTTGTGTAAATACAACTCCGAATTGTCCGCCCACGATACCGGTTATTACACCGGAATCTGCAATGTCTTGTATATCGGATTGATTTGTTCCAATCGTCCAAGATTGGCTGTCATTGATAGCACTCCAATATAATCTTTCTTGATGTGTATTACCACCATAAGCCACATTGCCGCATACAATAAAATCTCTTACTGATGCCATATATCGTGCTGCCGGTGCACCTGTAATATCAGCAAACAAACTACTGCTGCCTATAACAAAATTTTGTAATATTTGTGCGTGACCACCTGCAGCTAACAAATTATTGCCAAAACGTGCAAACTTCCATTTTTCGCTTGTTTGTAAATTGTAATTACCTGATTGTGACACATTCGCTAAACTTGAGTCAGCGGTACTGTATTTATAAATTTTCGCATTATCACCTGCAAAAATGAGATTTTCGCCTGTTTGATCTCGTGTAGCAAACATCGAACGCAAATAATTATCTGCAGCACCTGACACTTCTGACAATGAATTAAAAGGTCTATAACCTCTTGCAGCAGGTACTACATTTTTTGCCTCAAGTACACCTGCATTTGCAAGATCACTTTGATCAGGTAGCCATTCGCCAAAATCTATCATTGTAAAACACTCCAAGTAACACTTCGACCTGTTACGTCAGTCCACGTTTCACCTAGTATCTCGGCTAACATATTTGTATTTATTGAAATACTTGTTGAGCCTGATAAGAATCTACGTCTTTGAAATAGGCACTCACCGCTCATAACTAGATTTGCTGTAACAAAACTCGGTGACATAAATTTTGTAAATCTTGGTATCACCGCAGTTATGGCAATATCTGCTTGATCGTTAACAGTCCTAAACCTATCGATTGTTGATGCAGCACTAATTGAAATAGCACCTGTACCATCAATATTAACTAAGAAATTAGATGTTGATGTTGTTGTTAGAGATAATGTGTCACTAGCACTAACAGTTGGCACTCTAATTGCGTTAGCAGTTTCAGTCATGGCAATACTATCGGCTGCACTTGCCTCGTGTACGACTAAGAAGTTAAGATGCTCTAATGTGCCATTTCCAAATGCATCTAATTCCTCCAACGTACCATAAGCATCAAGCTGCTCTAAAGTTGCTGACAGTTTCAACAAAGTTGGAGTAGCTGAACTCGATACCATCGAGAACAAACCTGTACCTGATATATTGATCGGCTCTAAAAAGTTTAGATCTTCGAGTGAACCAAAACTGTCTAATGATTCTAGGTCACCAAAAGAGTCCAATGTTTCAAGTGGACAGGTAAAAGCATCATATATAAGTGCAGCAGTTGTTGTAAGTGCTATAGAGATAGAACTAGATATATATATTGGCGGGTCAACAGCATCGAGCTGCTCTAACGTGCCATAAGAGTCAAGTTGTTCTAACGTGCCTCTCGCATCTAATTCTTCTAAGGTTGCCATCGGTTAAAACCTTATGCAGCAGTTATATCTAACTCGCCTGCACCAATTCTTAACACATCGCCTGTTTCAACTGTCTTAGATGATGTAAACGCACCATGTATTAAAAGATTACCACCTGATGATGCATCGAATAACCCGTAGTTTGAGATTGTGCCCCAATTCGCTGTTGCTACCGGAAAGTCGACAGCAGCACTATTGTCTGTTGTTCCACTAGCTGCAGCATCAAATGCGATGGATTGTCTTGCGTATGCACCGCCTGATAATTCTGTACCTGAGTTATCATCGCCAAAACTTGCAGTAGCAAGTCCGACATATACAGTTGTTGGCATTGTGTATGCTGTTGTTCCGAGAACGTGGTCTAAGACTTTATTCTCTAAATAATCTGACATAGCTGACATTGTTATTTTCCTCTATAAGTTGTTTTCATTGATAGCACTCCCCCATATCGTGCACAACTTTGTCTTAGATTGCGATATGGGCTTCAAATGTCTACCCATTATTCTGCCAATCCCATAGAAACACCCGTCGGTGTG